AGCTCCATAACCGATAGCAACATTTGCCTCGCCATCAGTTAAAGCATCTCCTGCTAATCCACCAATAAGGGTATTAAGGGTTCCCATAGTGACTAATAAGCCAGCATCAACTCCTACGGCTACATTGTAAGAGTTTGTAGCAGTAGTAAAGTTTTGGGCTTGTAGAGCAAATGCGCCAACCGCTACCGATCTGCTGCCTAAAGTATCCGCACTTAATGCTTGATGACCCACGGCCACATTCAAATCAGCATCAGTAAGGGCATCTCCAGCAACCCCTCCAATAAGGACGTTCTTGAGTCCCGTAGTTACTTGTTGACCAGCAAAATAACCAACTGCCACATTGAAAGTATTAGTAGCCGTTGTAAGGTTTTGACTTTGTAAAGTATTTGCTCCAACCGCAACAGATTGCCCTCCTTTCGTATCAGCTAGTAACGCCGCTTTACCGATGGCTACGTTATGTGATGCTGTATCTACAGCCTGTAACGCCGTGTAACCTAACGCAGTATTTTCATCCCCGGTTGTAATTGCTGTGCCAGCATTTGTTCCAACCAAAGTATTGTAATTACCACCAGATTGAATACTGTCACCGGCAGTAGCTCCTATACGAACATTATCTGTGCCAGCGGATGCAGTGATAATATCTGCACCATCAGCGAATGTTACGTCTGCTGCAAAATTAGCAGTGCCGTCTACGTCAATAACATCTAGGTTAGCTGTCCCGTTGACATCAATAGAGCCTTCTAAATCTATATCTCCACCTATAGTGACATCATCCGTTACGCTTAAATCGTCTTCTACAGAAAGATCTACAACATTCAAAGATGCAAAAGCATCAACCATTGCTGCTCCTGATCCAGCACCATCTGAGTAGATAGCCTTGGTCTGACCATTAGGTATCGTGATACTCGCACCAGAACCTTGGCTGATGATGATGTTTTGAGATCCGCTGGTTGCGTTCTCGATAAACCAGAGCTTGCTGACAGTATTAGGACCAATGGTGATTGTGCAAGCAGAATCAAGTGTGCCTGTGTATTTAAGGAACATTGACCGACCCGCATCAGCAGATCCGTCTGCTATGGTTGTGGTATGCGTATCAGCGTTAGTCGTAATAGCCTCTGTGCCAAAACCAAAAGCATCCGCAATAAGTTGTAAATTTGTATTTGTGCTATTTCCCCAGGTTCCTGCTTCGTCGCCTGTGGCAATTTCTTTTAAGCGTAGATCATTAGTATAAACAGCCATAAGTTACCTTTTCCTAGTTTTAGCTTTAGGTTTTTTCATAGAAGACAGATGCTTTTTCAAAGTGTCAGCTTGCTTCTTGTGAGTCTTAGATGCTTTCTCTAACCCTTTAATTACTTTCTTTACTTTGCGAACCATCAGGCTACCTCTTTCCAATCTGGTGTTTGTGTGTCACTAACTGATGTCCAGCTAGGTGTCTGTGCGTCATCAACATCAACCCAATTAGGAGTCTGCGAGTCATCAACAAGACCCCATACATTTACGAATCCAATTTGTCCTGTGCCACTGACTCCAGTTGGCTCGACGTTTGCGTCTGGGACGATTGAAACGACCCCGACTGCTCCATTCCCCTGTACACCCGTGACATCAATCGTTTGAGATGTGCTAGTAGTGACTGTGCCAACAGAACCAGTCCCTTCCACGCCAGTAGGGGTAACTGATGCAGCAGCAGTAACGGATATCGAACCGACTGAATTAGTAGCACTAACCCCAGTAACAGAAGCGTTGGCCCCAGCAGTAGCAGTGACAGAACCCACACCACCAGTTGCTGAAACACCTGTGGTAGTGACGTTAGCCTCACCCGCGACTGTAACGCTGCCAGCGGCTGAAGTGCCAGCAACACCAGTAGGACTGACATCCGCAGCGGCGGTAACAGAAACTGATCCCACAGATCCTGTTGCAGATACGCCGGTGACTGAGGTGGTCGCTTCCGCGATGACCGATACAGACCCGATAGCACCCGTACCCGCGACACCAGTTGGCGTAATGTTAGCTGTTCCCGTAGCCGATACAGACCCAACAGACCCTGTCGCAGATACGCCTGTAGCTGGCGCATTGGCTGCTGCCGCAACCGTGACCGATCCGACAGCAGATGTTCCTGCCACGCCTGTGACAGAGGTTGTTGCCGTCCCAGTAACCGTAACCGAACCGATTGATCCAGTTGCAGATACACCTGTGACAGTGACTGGGACATCTTCATTCCACGGGCCTTCGCCCCAAGTACCTCTGCCCCATCCATTAACAATCGCCACACTCTACTTCCTGTGTCTAGCGGTCTTCTTCGCTATCTTTTTGGGCTGCTTGGAGTGCTGCTTTCCTTTCTTTGTGTCTGCTCTTTTTTTTCTGGATGTAGCAGCATATTCCGCATCTGATAAAGCCTGTCTAGCCTTCTTCGGGAGATACCTTTCACCTGTCGCCTTTTTTCCTTGTGTTGACGGCTTGCCTGACTTGGTACCCCAATCCTGCTTAGTCCACTTCTTTAGAGACTTTTGTGATTTTTTTAAAGCCATTACTTGCCTTGTTTTTTCCTTATAGCTTCTTTGCCCTTCCTGGCTATTTCTGCTTGCTTAGGTTTCTTTGCAACTTTTGCTCTTTGCTCTAGAACAGTCAATATTTGTATCTTTCTAGCGAAAGGTTTTTTAATTCTTTTGACTTTAGCAACCGTATCTCTTGCATCCTGCACAGTGGCAAACTTTATAGGGACTGTATCTTTAGGATTTTCGTCCGTATACAACCTTCTGCCAGAACCTTTTGGCTTCTTGCCCGTACCAACTTTCGGGTCTTTAGGCATTAGCTCTTATATCCACCACCAGCTTTTTTGTACTGAGAAGCTAACATTTGAGCTTTTCTAGCACTCCACTGACCCGGCTTTCCACCCTTTCCACCAGCTTTAATTTTGTTAAAAAGCTTCTTTCTCATCCCGGGCTTGGTGTAATTTCCAGCCTCGTTGACGCGAGACTTAGGCTTTTTGGTCTTGCCGCCCTTCTTCATAACAACAGGTTTTTTTACAACTCTTTTAACAACCCGCTTAACTGGCTTTTTAGCTGCTGGCATACTAGGCAATCCTTATAATCGCATTGGAAGCATCTGCTGTTGGGAACTGAACCGTAAAGTCTCCAGCGGTGCTGGTCTTATCTCCACCAAACGCCAACGCACACACTGCTTTGTTAGAAGCACTGCTATTATAGATTAGTGCTCCATTCGCCGTAATTGTTGCGCTGGAAAAGGTAAGATCTGAGAAGTCGCATAGAGCAGTCGTTCCAGATGTTGTAGGAGTTACTGAGGTCAGGTTTGAACCCCCACTTGTATAGCCTGTGCCACTAACTTCGTTGGTTGTAGCAAATGCCGTGGTGCTTGCGCCTAAAGATGCACTGCTCGTAAACAACGCAAGTTTGAAAGTGTTACCCGTGGTAGCAGTAAAGTTGTGAGTTCCAACAAGTATTTCCTGCTTAAACGAGGTACACATAGCTGTCGATATAGCCACTATAGTCTCCTTATAATATTAGCCATCTCTTGTTGGCCTTGTTTCTCTAACTCCGCTATCAAGGTTGTACGGTCACTCTTGATTGCCTCTTTCATGTAATATGAAATCTGTTCCAGAACTGCATCCCTAAATGCCTCTGCCTGTTGGGCAATAATTGGATGACAATTACCACCTATGCTTACTATTCTTTTTGTTGCTTGTTCTGCCCAAAAATCCGGGTCATGGCCCATATTCTCAGTCGTAGCAACGCTTACAGCTCCAACCTCAAAAGATGAAAAGCCAGACATCATCTAGCCACCCTAACAGCGCCAGCTCGATAGCTGTCCGTGGTGTTGTACCCTTCACCAAGAACTCTTAAATCGTTCAGTGCTGACTCGTACCTAGCGTTGTAAGCTTGCATCATGTCAGGCTCACTCTTCAAAAATGTTGAAGCCTCGACTAAACATCCATACAAAAGCGCACTTTCTGCGTTTGTACCCAGCCAACTCGTACCACTAGAAGCAACAGTT